TCTTCAACAGAATCGTCTTCTTCAACAGAGTCTTCATCATCTTTGCCATAAGCTTCATTTACAAAACTTGCAAAATCCATAATAGTAGATTCATTCTTTTCTTCTTCTTCTTTATCGTATTCTGCATCTTTCTTTAAAGCATCAATTTGTTTATCGTCAGATTTAACAGCTCCTTTATAATGGTCTGCTTTTTCTTTATCATCTTCAGAATCAACTTTCTTATCACCTTTATCTTCTAATTCGTCACCTTCTTTTTCATCTTCTTTACCTTTAGATTCAGCACCTTCGGCAAGAGGATCAGCAGAGGCAGCAAACGGTACTGCATAATCTTCATCTTCTTCATTATCATCACGATAATTTATATTCTTATTAACGGTAGTTTCTTTTTCTTTAATAAAATCCTCAAAGGCCATTATTCTTTTAGTAGCTTTTGGAGTTTCTTTTTCTTCAGATGCAACATCGACACCATCTTCATCTTCTACCTCATCTTCTTCAGCAGGAACTTCTTTTGTGATTTCTTGATCATCAGAAACTAAATCATCTTCAGTAGCATCTTCTTCAACTTCTTCAACTTCAGCATCAACTACTTCTTCATCGCTACCTTTATCTTTGGTACCTTCCAAAGATTTTGGAGAGCCTTTAGCTTTTACCTCATCTTCGATATCTTCGGCTCTATCTTCTTCAAGCTCATCCTCAGATATATCATTACTTTTTGCAAATGTCTTAGACATTGCTTCGAGTTTTGAAAGTAGATCTTTTTCTTTCTTCAACTCATCTATACTGTTAAAACCAATCTTTTTGATCAATTCATCAACAGCCTCTTTTGTTACTTTTGCAGATTCTGTGATCGGTTGATCTTTAGCAGACATTGCAGAAAACTTTTTGATTGACTTCATGTTAGTTATTTTTATTTTTTTTATATATCCATGCTCTTAAGAAAAGATATTCTATATTAGAATCTTATGTTCTGAACTTCAAATGGAAACTTTTCTTCTTTATAAATTGCTCGCCTTGCAATTCCGTGGCGATAGACATAATTAACCCAGTCATGGTCTGCGTCTTTATATCTAAAATCATCAATGAAGTCATAAATTTTCACAACGTCCTTTGATACATGCTTTCTTAATCCTCTACCAATACTTTGCCTAATAATTACTTCAGACTTAAAACTTTCGGTAAAAAAGATATTATGTATGTTTTTAATTGAAATACCAGTAGAAAAGGTTCCGTATGAGGCTACAATAATAACATCATCATTTTTTTCCATTCTACTTTTAAATTCTTCTCTAATATCTACATTAACTGAACCGTCTACATAGTAAACTTTCTTACCAGTTATTTGCCTAAGTTTTTGATATAATTTTTCACCGTATGCAATCTTGTGAAATAAAACTAAAGAATTTGATGTTGATTTTTTAATTACTTGACAAACAAAATCTAATCGTTTTTCACTTTGATTAATAAAGTTTTGTTCTAGTCCAAACAGCTTTTGTCTATCTTGTGGATTTTTTGAAAGAAAGGAAAATGATTCTTTTTGCTCAGGTGTGGCATAATCCATGTGGAGTTGCATAACTTTACATAAAGCAATAAAGCCTTCTTGTTGTAACTGACTTGCCTTTACTTGAGTAACTAATGGGCCCATTGCCGACATTAAACTTAATCTATCAACAGTTCCTTTTTTAGGAATAGTTCCACTTAAGCCAAATCTAAAATCACAATGCCAACATTTGTCCATAATTTTCTGTATAGAATTAGCTTTTGCTTTATGAGTTTCATCTACAAATACTGCATCAAATTGACTAAAGTATTCTTCATCTTTTTTAACTAGTGATTGATAAGTTCCAATTACTAGATTAGAACTTTTTCTTATTTTTGCCCCAGCATATATTTGTTGAGTCTTTAATGGAACACCGCATTTATTATATTCATCAAAATCACCAGTTGCCTGCAAGACTAAATTTACATTAGGGACAATCATTAAGATCTTTTTCTTTCCTAATTTATCCATCATATAAGCCACAACCATAAATGATATTAAAGTTTTACCAGCAGATGTTGCAAGTTCAGCTAAACATCTTCTATACTTTAAAATTTTAAATGCTGCATCAATTTGGTATTCCCTGGGTTTAAAATCTGGTTGATCTTTAAAAATGCTAGTCACCCATTCATGAAATTCATCTTCTTTAATTTCAGTATCAAAAATATCAGTTATGCCATTTAAAGAAATTGGTAAATCATAGTCTTTACATATATCTAATACTTCTTTCCATAAACCAGCTGGTATTTTATTTCTTTTTACAAATGATACATTACCATCCCATACTTTTCGTTTAACCAAAGGGTGAAATCTCCACCCTTCAATTTTTTTAGTCAAGCTACTTTTTAATTGCTCATACTCTAATTCAGTACAAGAATCAATGACTAAAAACTTTTTATTTTCAGATAGAGACAGTTCCATTAATATTCTTTGTCGTCTAGGTTAATTCGGTTACGAATTGCAAATGCTAAGTTATCACAAGTCTTTATACATTCTTGATAATAATCCATATGAGATTGTAACATTTCCATTTGAGTTCTTAAGTGGCTTAAATCGGCTTTAATAAATGCAACCTTTTCACCACTAGATAATTTAATATCATAATCAATTGAGTACTCTCTATACTTAAGTTTATAATATCGATCGTATGCAGCTTGCCTTTTGTGTTTAGTTGTTTTAAAGTCTGTAATTTTATCTAATAATATTTGTCTATATGATAGCATTAGTACTTGACACTCAGCCAAAGTAGCCATCTCTTTTAACAACCCAACTAAGTTAGTTACTTTAGATTTCCAATCGCTACGATCTAATGCTAACCTCTTTGCTAATTCTTCATTGGCCTCACCCGTTGCCTTATCATTATACTCCATTAAAATATACCTTTATTGTTATTAATCTTTTTAAAACCCTTTATCTTAGGCTGAAACTTTTTCTTAGGCTCAGGTATAAAAAAACTAGTTTTAACTTCTTTTAAATCTGATTTATCAAATTTAGCAAAAAACTTAATCTTTTTATTACTTGTTTCTAAATCGTTATGAAAATCATCTATTTCTTCAGTCACAAAATTGCTATAATTTTTTAAACTCATCATATAAAAATAATATCTAACGAGTTATTTGTAAAATATTTATCCAAGTCACTTAAGCAGCCTGTTCTATTAGTAAATTCCCATTTTACTAAATCATTTAAATCTTTTACTTTTCTTGATGGGATATTAAAATCCTTTATAAACTTATCCCACATAAATACTGTTTGGCCACCTTTTAATTTTTCTATCATTCTGGTTTTACCTTCCATATCATTATCAAAGAAATATCTAGCAGTAGGTATTTCATTAAATTCAATTATTTGTTTTTTAACACCAGTTAAACCAATTGAGTTATTCATAAACATTGCATCGATTGGACCTTCAAAAATAGAAAAATCCCGAGACATATCAACTGTTAGTATTCCAAATAACATTGATATTTTATTTAAGTTGTCTAACTCCTCTTCAGTAACATCCAATGGTAGCTTTAGCCTATCATATATTCTTTCAATATTCCATGTCTTATATTTAGGACCACCATTATCACCTAAATCTCTGGTTTGAAATCCTAATATTTTACCTTCGGGTGTTAAATTAAAAACATATAATTCTCTACGCCTAGGATCAAATGCAAACCTTTCAGTTTTATGATGGAGTAATCTACTTTTTAAATATGGGTATGCCTGATAAGTAAGTGTATTAATTGGATATACATTAAAGCCTAATGCTAATTCATCAAAAGTTAATGCAAGTTCTTTAGCTTTATCAAAAAGATAAAAATCTAAATTTTCTCCTAATGAAAAATGTTTGCGATTTTCTTTAATATAATTAATTACATCAACCCTATCATCGCCTTCAAAGTTTTGGTTATGTTCTGCTAAGAAAACATCTAATGATGCATGAGCTGAACAATTATAACAATGAAAGAATAGATCATTCCAATAAAGGTTACCTCTCTTCTTTCTAACATTATCAGTAGAATCACCACAGTAAGGGCAAGCAAAATTTAATCTGCCTTTACTCTCCAATAATCTTCTTTTTTCTGGATGAGAATGGTTAGTATGAAGAACTCGGACCACCTTATCGATGATCCGAGCTTTCATTTCAGAAGATATTATTATTTCTTCTGCCATAATTATTAAAGATCTAACCCATTAATAAAATCATCAAAATCTTCTTTTTTCTCAGTGCTTTCTGCAGATTGAGTTTCAGTTTTTGATTCTGTTGTTGCCTGTATGGCAGCAGCTTTTGTTGCCTCAGTGTTAACTGGTGCAGGTTTTGATCTAGTTATGTTTTGGATTGAATCACCAGGAGATGTAAATTGAGATAATACATTCATTACCTTTCCTCTTACATTATCATCCCATGCTTTATAACCCCAACTGTTTAAATCAGGTGCCTCGGCTAATAAATCTAAAATTAACTTTCGGCTTGCATCATCGTTAGATACTGTTTCACCGTTAATTGTCATTGGAGATTTATTTCCGTGAAATTTACTTGAATCATAATTAGGGAAACCGCCTTTCTTAGAAATTACTAATTCAAAGTTCTTTCCTTCAAATGGATCAAATACTTGAGTAGGTTCATCAAATTGTGGATTCAGTTCTTCATCAATTTTAGTTTTGATTTTATAACCGAATTTCATAATTTTAACTTGTCCTTCAAGATCTCTGTTTTGTGGATCCTTTACGATTTGTACCAATGCATAGAATACTTCTCTACGCTTTAAACCTTCTGACATCTTTTTATCTACTGCAGATTCAGAGTTTCTTAGCTTGAAGAACATATCCTGGATAGGATCTTTTTCTCCAACCGTAGATGGGGAGTCAGCATAAAAGCCGTTTCCTTCTCTGTCTTCTAGCCAGTAGACATACTTACGTTCGAATGGTTTTCTTGGGTTTTTAGCATTAGGTAGAAACCTAATTAAAGATCGGTAGATACCGTCTTGTCCTTGATCTGGTTTAGGTGTGTATAAATCACTTCCTGCTGTGGAAGGTCTTTCACCAGTGTCTAAATCTGTTACACTTACGTTAAAAATGTCGAATTCATTTGCCATGTTAATTGCCTTTTTTTTGTTATTATTTAATTGTTTAAAATTGATAACAAAGCTCTATGCCTAAACTACTTTATTTAATTGCCTATTTACTTTGCCTTGTTATCGCCAGTTTAAAAGTTACCAATAAAATATTGATTCCTTTGTTTATTATATATTCATTAGGTAAGTTTGTTTCAGCTTACACGAATATTATTATCTATTATTGCAGTTATATCTTCTTCGCGTAAACTAAACACAGTTTCACCATCAAACATTAATTCTGTTCCAGCAAAGTCATGAAAGAGAACCCTTTTTCCTATTGCATATTCTTTATCTTCTACATCTATTCCTATTCCAATGATTGTACCTGAATATGGAGGAGCATGCATGCCCTCTTCTTTTGGTATAATTATATTTCCAATCTTCTCAATTGGCTTGTCTTTTTTTAAGAATATTCTATCTCCTAAAGGTTTTATCATATTATTTTAAATTTAATTAGTGTAAAGCTGAAACAAACTCCACATGTTGCAATATAATTTTTATCTGTATTTAGTCAGAAAAGTATCTAGTTGTTAGCCTTTAATGCTTTAAGTATAAAGTAGGCATCAATGATATCGTCGATAGGTTTAGGTATTTTAATGCTGAAGTCCTTTCCTTGAGTCCATTTCCATAGTTTAGTTGATCTTAAGTTCTTATCATTAAGGATATCATCTTGGAATGCTTTAGCCATATAATGTTTGTTTGCATTGCCTTTACCAGCTAACTTCTTTACGTGAGAAGGTTGGAAGACAGATAAATTTTCTATAGAGTACTTATCTATTAGTTCCTTTCTTAAAAATGTATTATACTGAATAATGTCTATAAATGAATTTCCCTTTGAGCCATATGAAAATCCTTCTAGTGCAACTGATACTTTATCGCCTTCAAATAGTGTTGAGAAAATATTCACCATTAAAGAACTTATATTTCCAGCATCTTGTAGCTTTTGTCGTTCTCTAGGTAAAAACTCTTTACTTGTTACATCTCTATTATAAGGAAATCCTAACATTGCAGAATCATCCATTAATTCCTTATGTACACTGAATGCCTTTGGTATTTTTTTACCACCTTCATCCCATATACGATTTCCGTAATTAAAAAAAGTTATAAAGTGATACTTGCCATCTTCTGTTTCTACACAGACACCTGGGCTATTTAGTGAAAAGTCAATTCCTATATTAATCATTATGTTTATATTCTCTTGCCAAGAACTGCACCTAGCGCAGCGCCAACAAGACGTGAAGTCATTAAATCATATAAAGCCCCTTTTTCTATACCTAATACTTTAGCAATAGCTTTACCTATAGTTGTACCTAATGCAAAACCAGTTAAACCACCAAATATACTTCCTAAGATACCTTCATTTACAATTTCTTCAACCACAGCTTCTAGATCTTTTCCATTTTTATGTTCTTCCATAATTCTTTCTACTGCCATATTTATAGCAGCATCCTGCTCATCAGTTAAATTATGAGATTCATTTAGCAAGTTTTGGATATCTATGGCATCATTGCTATTTTCAGTTAAATAGTCTTTAAATGTTTTCATTGTAAGTTCTTTATTTGTTTATATATTAGTCTATGTTAACTACGACATCTAAGATGTTATAAGTAAACTCCATATCAAAAGTTTGGAATTCAACAGTATTACTTGAAAAGTTTAAATCTAATGCTCCTATATTTGAAATAAACATATCCTTTAATTGGATAGTTACAAACACGGTTCCATCTGCATCTAACATCTGTACACCAACGCCTTCTGGTAAATATGGGTGCTTACCACTTAGTTTATAATAGTAATCAAACATTTCTACAGCCATCCAATAATTAACATAACCATCAAATGCTTGCATAGTAACAGTCATTGATTTGTCAAATAATTGTTGCTTTGGTAAACTTGATCTAAATGCACGAGTATTACCAGGGTAATCAGTTTGTGTTACAGGATCAAATGATGGTCCAGGTAAATTAATAGACTGAATTCCATAATTCCAATAATCAATAGGTTCTTTAATTAACCCACCAGGTATTCTTGTAAGAAATGGTTTATATTTCTTAGCAATTTCTTTAGGGATAAATGTCCTAGGAAAATCAAACTTAAACTGGTTATTTCTAGCGCTTAATATCATAATGTATTAATATTTGTTTTTAAAATTAATCAAAACTATTACCCCCAGTAGAACGGTGATCTAAAACTACAGGCGTCACTTTATTTACATTTGTTGTAAAATTTTGTAGATTTTTAGCGGCCTGTGCATAAAACCCTGGATTAATAGAACCTGTCTGTGCAGCCCTACTAGCTTCTTGTATAGCTCTTATTTGTTGTCTTTTCTTTTTCTGTTGATCTGCTAATCTTTGTGCTTCTTTTGCTTGTCTACTAAGTAATTCAATCTTTGTAGATTTTAAATCTTTAGATAATTCAGCAAGTTCATTTGTCAATTCATCATTGCTATTTTGTAATGCTTGTATAGTTAAAGTATCTTGACTTGCAGAATCTACTAATTGTTTATTGTCTTCTTTGAGTGCATCATTTTCCAATTTTAATCTAGCTAATTCGTCACTATATGCTAATCTCTGTTCTTCTATCTGGGAAGTTAGCGTAATTCTACTTGAAGCATCATATGATAACCATAATCCCTGATATAAAATAGACTCATCTGAAATAGATCCGTCTAAAGCACTAACCATTTTTGTAGAGATATAAAAGTTATTGTTATCTAATGCTAAAACCTTTTTGCTATCTGACCTAGTAATTCTAAACAATACTTCACCTTGTGATAAATCAACTTCAGCAACCTGTGTATGGTTTTTAATATCAATCTCATCAGTCGTGCCAATAAAGTTAATAAAGATATCACCTACATTACTTAAATCTATCGGAGTATCTTCGCCATCTATTTCATCATATATTGTAAATAGAAAATAATCATCAAACGGTGATATTCTAATTATACCATCACCTTGCGGTAAAGGCTTTTCATTAACTGCTAAATTTACAAATTTTTGATAATACTCTTTCTGTGTTTTAGTTACAGATATATTAGTTCTTACCCCGCCCATGGCTTGCGTTGTACTAGCTTTCTTTTTAACTAAGTCAGCTTCTGTAAGTTTCTTTGTTGCTGTCATTGGTTATTGTTTTTTTGTTTGATTAAATGATAAAGATGCAGCATTGTTTGCGGCCGTACCAAAACTAGGTCGTTGTATTGTTTCATCTGTTAATGTTTGTACTTTAACTGGTGTTATAGCAGCCTTAATATTTAACCTATCTCTGAACATAGTTACATACTTTGTTTTCACTACTAGCTTCTCTGCTATTTGCTCAGACGTATTTGCATTTGTATCAGCAGGAGTTCCTCCTCCTACTACAAGTTGTTTACCCGTGTCATTATTAATCTGATTATATACATTAGCAACTGTTGGCACTACACCTAAATTAAGCTGTATCATTTGTCTTCCATACTGTTGAGTTTGGAATGACGTTAATTTAGCATTTTTAATTATCTGAGTAGCATCAAATTTATTATACAATCTTAATACATAATTAATTGAAAAAGAAACTGCAGAGTTTGCATTTTTAATAATCGGCCTAAACAATATAGGTTCATCAAAATCTTGAGTCTGTGAAATTACTTGGAAGCTTGTTTGTGTAAATATTGTTCCTATTTGTTCAGTTACACTTATTTCATGAAATACTACATACTGACCACCCGTTGCATTTAACTGTGCAATAAAATTAGCAAAGGTAGAACCTGTAACTTCTCCTGATAATTCAAAGTAATCTCCAGCCGTTGATTGAATTACTTGTGCATATAAGTTATCATAAATATCTCTATTTAATATTGATACAGAATTAATTTCCTGCATTTCATAAAAAGAATATGCATTTTGTATAATAGTTTCATAAATTCCACTAACTCTTAATGTAATTGGTGGTGTTGGTAAGAAACCTTGACCTTCTGTTATTTTATAAGCCAGACCATTTGGTACAGCTACATCAAATAAATTATTAGCATAAAATAGAGATGGTATTTTCCACTCAATATAAGTAGCATATAACTTATCAGCTAGCAATAGCGGATCTGCGCTAAATGTTGGTGTATCTAATTTACCAAAATTAACTGACGCAAAGTTAAGCATTACACCATCTCTCCTAGGTGCTAGTGCCTCAACAACTAATCCGTTATATCCTGTAAAATTAAATCCTGCTACAAAATGAACCCTCACAGTATCATATGCAACATCAAGCTGAGGACTAAATGTTTGTTGAAGATTCACAGTATCAGTTAAAAAGCTAACAGAATCATTATAAGGAACACCTATGCTAGTGTTCAAAGAAACATATTGTGTTCTATTAATATTATTGGTAACTGCTGATCTATCTCGATAGTTCCCTTGTGATGTCCATAACTGTGGAACTGCAGGTGAATCGTCTACATTTGTATTAAATAGATAAGTCCCTTTAGTTTGACTGTCTCTCATCAACTCTATTGGATAAGTTCCAGTATTAAAAGTAGTTGGCGCAGTCTGACTAGTATAGACGTATTCTATAAGTATGTCTTCTGATATTTGTATAAACCTTGATGATTCCATTCTATTCTATTTATTTACCATTGTAAAAGCTTTGGATTCCATGAAACACCAAGTCCTACATACGGACCAAACGTACCATCACCAGTTATTCCCATTCCTATATTAACACCAAAACCAAATGGCTTTCTATTTTGCAACTGAAGGCTTTTAAATTCAGAGCTTTTTCTATCAATCATTATACCTTGGGCATTATTAAATGTAGTTCCTGGATAATCAGAAGTTAATTTAATAAAAATTTCTTTAGACTTCATGTCCTGTGATA